GGCTCATCCTCCGTTTCTGTCTCAGAATCAATTTGATCCTCCCAACTTTGCAGAACTCGTTTCTGTCCGGAAGTTTTGTTATAAACGTTTTTCGGAATGAAAACTTGCGCGATTCCGTCTCTAATTTCCGCACGAAACGATTCTCCGATCTGTGGATTGTAGTGGACGGAATATATGACCTCGTGTTGATCTGGATCGAAATTTGACCAGGTTTTCACACCTGTGAGTCGATTCGGATCAGTGTTCATCCATATTACTATATTTGAATGTTTGTCGATTATATAATTCATTGTTTTTTTTTCCTTATATTATTACGCTACTCTAACTTTCATCCGCACTGCGACGTTGGCGGAGACTGTTTCATTTCCTATCCGAGGTGTTCCAGCCGTGGAGGACACGAGTGTGTTTAGAAGCCCGTCATTTACCACACCCGTAAAATCTAATAGAGAGCTCCCGCCCGCGCCGACTCCATAATTAGTATAACGAGCACGGATTCCAAACGCCTGCAGTTGATCCTGCCCCTCATATCCGACAGGTCCCCCATCGTAATTTCCGCCGGAGGCTTTGGCCCTGGTTCCATGAACTCCGGCGCCTCTCACAGATATACCGTTTCTATCTCGTATGTTAAACGTGGTTGAACCATCCCCGAATCCGAACTCGGTATCAACTATGCAATCTCCTGTTTGATTTGCAGTTAGATCGATGATCGAACCCGTCCGAGTGGATGAAATCTGAAAATCATTCAGCGTCGGGTTACGAACATGATACTTTGTTAATGCTGTGATCCCACCGCCTGAAAATGCAAATTTAATCAAATCCCCCTCTATACGACCATGTGCGGAGACAGTGATTCGATCGGTAGATGGAGTAATACCGGAAACCGTCTTGTGGACCAAGTTCCAAAGTGCCGCAAACTGTGACCGCGAAATGGCCTGTCCGTTGGCATCTTTGAAATAATTAGGATCCAGTTGGTTGAGATTGTCCTCTCTAACACCACCGAGTGGGATCAGAAGTGAGTTTATGAGATTTATGTTATTCTGCCTTGCAGTTTCCTCCGCACTGATCCAACTTTCAATCGCGTTGAGCGCGCTTGAAATACTAGAACGCATCGAACTATTAAAGCGACCGACTAACGCAGATAAGGAGCCTACTTTGACATCTGCATCTAACTTAGAATTCGTAACCGAACTGTCTCGGATATTGCCTGACTTGATACGACACAAAGACCGAAGATCATTTAAAATGGAAATCGCGCCGTTTAAACTACGAATCTTAAAAAGAACAACGTCCTCGGAATCGGTAGTTTCTTTGAATAAAATCTCGAACGAGTTTTGACGGTATGTATTTGCGTACCCGGTAGAATCGAGATAAGGGGAAATCTCGGTTTGAAACTTATGACGTAAAACAACAAACGAATCTAAGTTCTGTCTGGTTACGAGAAGGTTATTTTGCGCGGCTACGCGGATCCTCCTACCTTTGGAATCATATGCGACAACCTCCGTAAGGTTTATCGTATTGGGAAGAGATCCGGGTGTTAAATCGCCACCGGACAAAACTTCACCGGTAACAAGATCGGAAAAACGTTCTATGATTTCGTCTTCCATACGGTTGTGTTCGGTTTCAAAATCACCCTGGAAAACCGGCTTACCATTTACTGGAAAATTCAAACCTCTTAAATTACTCATAATAAACTCCTAATATACTAACCAATGCGATTCGGCGCCTAACAACGTTTCAGACAAACGAGTTCCTTTCCAAACCTGTCCGTCTTCCGGAGTCGGAGGAGGACCGGAAGGATTTAACTCTTCCCAGATTTCCCAAACGTTTCCGCCGATATTCACCGCATCTAAAATACGGATGAGGTTTTGACGGGATTTTTTACTGATCGAAGGGATATAGATTCGGAAAGCATAAAAAGAGTAATCACGGGATCCAAGGATCGATCCGATCGGATCTCCCATTCTGTATTTGAAATCAAAAACTTGTTCGACTGAAATTTGATCTGTTGAAAGTCCGGTGATCCTTGCGATTAGATTTTTTTTGGTAAAAAGAGTCGGTGGAAGACGGCGATATTCCGCTAAGAATAAGATTCTGAGATAATACGAACTATCCGACTCGCCCGGTTCACGAGACAAACCATAACGAGCTCCCCACCAGTCAAGACCCTTACCGTCTGCTGTATCCACCCAGATTTGTCTGTATAACCAGTTGGATCGTTTGAGTCGCTCCTGAATCACAATTAAAAATGCGAATAGAACTCGGTACCAAAGACTATTGGAAAGACCACCGGTTCCGTTTTCATTCATTGAAGCTGGTAAGGGAGAAGTTTGACGAATGGATCTTCTTAAATTTGCCCAGACCAAAGAATTGAAATCGAAACGAAAACGACTCATGAATACACCGTTGCAGTAACGTCAAAACCGGAACCTTTGACTGCAAGGCTACCAGGGGGAATGGAAATGTTGTCTCCGTTGTCGACGTCACACTGAACTGCGTCCGGAAGATTTAAAAGGTTGGAACGAAGCGAGTTGGTAACAAAATCGTCGCCGTCTTTGAGAGAGAAGAAAAACGTATCCACAATGTTTTCAAGTGTGACCAGATCCGGAATCGATTCGGCGGAAGCGAAGTATATAATAAAAACCTTATTGATTTCGATCGCGTTGATGTTTTCACAGACAACTTTCGCGACCCCTCCAGGATTTTTGTCTTCGCTATCAAAATGTGTTTCTACGATTTGCAACTGCGCGGATGAGATTGGTCCACTCGCGCCTTTGAGTAGAAGTTTTATAACTCCCGGAATTCCGATCGCTTTGCTGCTTTTAAAGATAGCCCTTTCTACAAACGAAAATCCTAATGCTTCGCTTACGTACCATTCCGGAGTCCACAGAGAGGAAGATTTGATTTCAGCCTCTTGCAAACGAGACCGAACACTTGCAATTGTTTCTCTGTCCCGCGCTACAAATTCGGGGATCGTATTCGGGTTATACACAACGTCACAGTCTTCAATATAGTCGATGATTTCGGAAATTGCGTTTTGGGCAACGTTGCCTTTTGTGCCGGAAATGAGAGCTTCGCAGATCACTTCCACAGTATGGAAGCCTCTTGAGTCTACGGGCGTTGTAGGAAGAATCTTTGATTCTTGTGTAATCTGAAACTGAATCTTGTGATCCGCGGTACCTACGATTTTTCCGACGGGAATCAGAACTTCGTAAGGAACGGCTGTTTTAGAACCGATTCGGATTCTGTGTTTCGCGTGAGTCGATTCCTTCCATTCCAGGCCGTAACGCTTTAACCACTCGTGTAAGTCTTCTTCTTCGGCTGTATGATAGTGGATCGCTTTTTGGAGTGCTACAAGATTTTGATCGATGAATAGATAGATTGCGTTTGCAAGAGATCTTAGAATTGTGCTCGCTTTTGAGTTTTGAGTAAAATCATGGCTTTCAAAAACCTTAGAGTTAGAAACGTTCCGTTCTATCTCTCTTTGAACGTTTGATTTTGTAGTGTATAATATCATGAGTTTCCCCCAAGATTCAAGACGAGTTCTTCTCCGGTTTTTAATCGGAAGTAGATAGAAAGACCTTCTTTGAGTACGGAAATCTTAATTGTGTCGGAATCGATTTGGGGGAATTGTTCTAAGATCCGGAACGCATCGTTCATCCTTTCTTGAGGACCGCTATCGTCGTCTTCGTAAAGATGTTTTCTCTGACGGCTGTAGATTTCTGGAAAATCAATGTCGTCCGCAGGAGTCATATCGAACGCTTCGATTACCATCGCCCGAACAACGTCAACTTCCGATTCTGTCTCTGCAAAATCAAAGTTTTTAGAATCGAGTAGTAAGTCGGATGTAAGTGCGTCGGTTAAAAAATCCACAAAATAGAAGTTATCTGATGGAAAGGAGACCGCAAGCGATTCGAGTGATTGATAGGAATGAATGTCCGCTATGTCTTCTATTTTTTTGTGCGCGATAGCCGACCGAAGTTCATTCTTCGACTTCTTTTTTAAGTTCTTCGATCATATCCTGTAGATAATTTGTTACCTTTTTAAACGCCTCATCAGTTGCTGTTTCTGGAAACCCTCGATACTTTACTCTCGCAGGGTAAACAGAAACAATTTTTTGATCAGCACATTCGAAGACAAGAGCCCAGCCAAAAATGTGCAAGAAATGATTTATAAAAAGTATCAATCCAGTCGATCGAAACTCATCCCAATTTTTTTTGTTACCATATCGTTCATTTTTATTTTCCTTTTGTTTCAAAATTCAAATTTGAGATAGTAGGCAAAGTTTAAGACTTTCCGTACTTGAGGTTGGAAACTTTGAGAGTAGCAGGAACCGAAGGAATTGGTTTCGAAGAAATAGCTCCGGAAAGTCCAGTTTTGTAAGATGCGCCTCCATCCATCGGCGTCACCGGTGACGTTTGAATCGCGGTGTAGAGGGCTTGTAATGACGTGACGATTTCGTTCATCCAAGTTTCCAGCGCGTTTGTATCGACTCCGGAAATGGTTGCGTCCCCAACTTCGACTTTCCCTTTGAAGTTGATTTTGTTCTGAATAGAGTCTAACGCGACTTCTAAAGTGGGGCCGTTTTTTAAAGTCAGTTTTCCTTCCGTAAGTTTTGCAATTACGGACAAGAGCTGAGAATGATTGATTTTAAAACCTTGTTCGTCTACTTCGATCTCGCAGAGTTCGGTGACTTTAGTTTTGATTTTTGCAATTTTGTTAAAGCCGATTGCAACCGCTCTACTTGCGTTGTTATCTCCGAATAGAATAATGCAACGGCTACCGATAGCAGGTTTGACAGGCCAAAACCAGCGTATATTTTCTTTGTTCGCGCCGTTGACAGTCGCAGTCAAAAGTCCCGATTTCCCGGAATCGTCCGGTTCTTCCTGAACGCGAAGGACCGTGGCCATAGTCGCCCAGTTGATTGTAAACTCACTAAAAAATAGAGTAACTATATCCTGAGCAACGCTCATACTGCATCCTTGAATTTCACAACAGCTGGATGGATGATTTGTCTAAACGTTGCATTTTTTGCCGACCAAGTTTTTATCACTTTATCCACAAATACGTCCTTCGATCTCGCCTTGTCGTCCGGATCTTTGAATGTTATGATTTCTGAATGTTGCACCGACGGAACTCCGAAGGTCTCAAATTCTCCGACAAGACCGGTTCCCGCAATCTCGTGATAGATTTCTTCCGCTCTTTTTTTAAGTTCGGAAAAGGAAATTCCGTCCAAATCGAAAATAAGTTCCTCACCTCCGTTTTCGGTATATGTAGCTTCCTGCATCTTTCCCGTGTCTATGTTATAACTTCTTAATTTAACTTGGATCGGCCTACTTTCCCGCGTGGATAGATTGTCTTTGATTACGTTGTGACCCAATTGAAAGACTTTCTTTTTAGCGGGAGCGGAAATTTTCGTTGGATTCTGAGCTACCAAAAAATTATTCCGAAAAAAAGCGTCGATCCCATATTTTTTTAGTCGATGAAGTACGAAAGCGGCGCGCTTACCGGCGGTTAAAATATCATAACTTAATCGTATTGAAGCAATGGTTGGGTCAATTTTAGGAATTACATTCTCGGCGGAAATACAACGATTAACGATTGAAGGTATTGTCATCTTATCAATATTAAAATTTACAGTTTTTAATTGAAGATCGTACATCCCATCCCTACAAACAATTTCCAAAGGCATCTTTGGAGATATGCTCACAATTTTTCCTTCAAATTCGAGAGATTCTTTGTATCCTTCATACCATGCCCACCAACGTACTAAATCACCCTTTTTGAATGCTTTACTGTCATATCCCTTCATCTTCGGGAGTCTAATTGTCAGTTGGGCATGCGGCTCTTTGCGTCCGCTGATGAGTTCGGCTTCCGAAATTTTGTGAAGAATTTTACCGCCAATGAGTAAGCGTTGTCTCATGATTAAAGCCATGTTTTGATTCTCTCCTTAGCGGTTTGGAATGTTCTTCGATCCACAAGTGCCGGAATCGTAATCCTACTACCGATCAAATACCGAAGGATTTTTCGCTCGTTTTGATTTCGGATCCGTTCACTGAAATGTTCTGTAGAATAGAACCCATCTCAAAAACCAACAAATGATAAGTACAATTTATTTTTAAAGTTGTACACAATCGTAAAATAAAAATCACTGAAAGAATGGATTTAAGCAA